CACTATTGGTGAGTAATTTATTATGAGTAACTTTATTTGGGTGGAACGATACCGCCCTAAGACAATTGAAGAATGTATCCTCCCTGAGGCAACTAAAAAAACCTTTCAGGAGTTTCTAAATAGGGGCGAGATTCCTAATATGCTTCTCGCTGGTCCGCCAGGTATTGGTAAGACCACGGTTGCCAAGGCTCTCTGCAATGAACTTGGAGCAGATGTTTATGTCATCAATGGATCCGACGAGGGTCGATTCCTCGATACTGTCCGAAACAATGCGAAGAACTTCGCTTCGACCGTCTCACTTACAGCGGATGCTAAACACAAAGTCATCATCATTGATGAGGCAGATAATACATCCAACGACGTACAACTCCTCCTACGGGCGTTTATTGAGGAGTTTGCTGGCAACTGCAGATTCATCTTTACCTGCAACTACAAAAACAAAATCCTTGAACCCCTCCACTCCCGATGTGCAGTCATTGACTTTTCCATCAAAGGAAAAGAGCGTCAGTCCATTGCCGCACAATTCTTCAAGCGTCTCCAAGAAATCCTGGTTGCAGAAGGTGTTGAATCTGATAACAAGGTCCTGGTAGAACTTGTCAACAAACACTTCCCCGACTGGCGTCGTGTCCTTAATGAGTGTCAGCGTTACTCTGTGAGTGGAAAGATTGATGCTGGTATTCTTGCTACTTTCTCCGATGTTGCCGTAAATGAACTTGTTAAAAACCTTAAGGAAAAGAACTTCCCAGAAGTTCGAAAGTGGGTCGTGTCAAACATGGATAATGACACTACTGTCCTTATGCGTCGTATCTACGATGCTTGTTATAACTCCTTGGAAAACAATAGTGTTCCTGCTGCTGTGCTTGTGCTTGCTAAGTATCAGTATCAGGCGGCATTTGTAGCAGACCAAGAAATAAATATGCTTGCTTGTCTAACTGAACTTATGGTGGAGTGTAATTTCCGATGAATGTAAAACTAATTCGTATGTGGTCTGGTGAAGATGTCATCGCAGACCTTAAAGATAATCTGACCGATATCATTGTTATTGAAAATCCTATTGTTGCTATTCCCGCAGGTAATGGTCAAATGGGATTTGCACCTTGGTCTCCTCTTCTAAAAGGAAAAAATGAGGAACTGGAAGTAAACAAAAAGTATGTTGTTTATATTTCGGAACCACAGGAACAGATTGTGGAAGAATATAATAACATGTTCTCTGTAATTAAGTCTCCTAGTAAAAAGTTGGTACTCTGATAATGGTGGAGTGTGAGCTCAAATGATTAAAAAGTTGATAAATCCTTTGACGGATAATTATAAAGAATTTAAAAACTTTGTTATTAGTGATGATATGCCATGGTTTTGGTGGGAGACTAGCACCCCAGGATTGTTGGAAGTTGATGAATATCATAATTTTGGATTTTACAGTCATGCATTTCTTGTAAGACCTAATGAAGGTGGAAACTTTTTTTCTAGACCAAATTCACAATTTTTAAATAGTGCTCAACAAATATTCATGGAAATTGCTTCGGCAAATAGTATGAATGTCAATGTTATTTACAGGATGAATGCGAATTGTGTTATGCCTACTCAAGAGCAAAAGTTTTCAATACCTCATTATGATCACAATTTCCCACATAAAAACTGTTTAATTTATCTTACAAATACTGGGGGAAATCTTCGTTTGTTCGAAGGAAATAAGATAATCGAACATAATCCTTATGAAGATGATGTAATAGTTTTTGGTGGTAAGCATTGCTTGAAACCCCCCAAAAATGGAAGGAGAATTTCTATCGTTGTTACCTTTTCCTAGTCATGAAAAATTTAAAGTCTAAAACTGAATACTTTGCTCTGGACCTTGAAAAGTTTAAGGAAAACCCAGAAGAAAATCTGCTTACTATTCTTGAAGCACTTGAAATGTCTTTCTCCGAAAAGGCAGTTAACTTTGGTAAACTGAAACCAATGTTGGATATGAGTAAACCACTTACATACAATTGATTATGAAAAACAAAAGACATCAAGTGAAGTCTAGTATGTATTATGTCTTCTGGGGCATATGCACAGTTGCTGTCGTATTCGGTCAACTTTATGTTGGTGCTGGATATCGTGTTATGGCTGAAAGTGTAAATAGACTTACTAATAGTTTTGTAGAGGTGCTTGATGGGACTACTGAATATCGATAAAACTAAACTGGTAGAACCAAGAGTGAAGACTACACCCGAGAATGTGCAGGAAGCAAATGAAGCACTGTTTCGTGCTAAAATGACTCTACCTGCTGCCGCAAAACATTGTGGAATGACTAAGAAGGAAATGAAAATGACCTTCCTTGAATACTTGAAGTATCACCCTAAAGATTATGATAATCCCTGAAAAAGATACCCTATGGGCTGCAGATGAGTTTATTCAATATTTTTCGCGTATGCAAAATATTGAGGACTATTTGCGGTATGTGAAAAAGGAAGTTATCAAAACTACTAGTACTTTATTCCCATTGCACGATGAGTTCTTCAATGAAGACATTCATCCCAATGACTTAGAGTTTGATATTAAATTTGTTGGCGATCGTTTTCAAAACTCAGTTCCTCAAGATCACTACAACACTCTTCTGGGAGTTGTGTCTTCTCATAATAATGAGTCCAATATTCCTGGACGCGAACTGCGTTGGATGGTTTATGAAAAAAATACAAATACTCTTTTGGGATTTATTCGATTTGGATCTCCGACAATTAATTCAAAACCCAGAAACATTTGGTTAGGTAAAGCACCCAACCTTTCCATTTTTAATCGACACGCTGCTATGGGGTTTGTGATCGTTCCTTCACAACCTTTTGGTTACAACTATCTTGGTGGCAAACTATTAGCTCTTTTATGCTGCTCACACTTCGCTAGAGAGACTTTGAATGAAGTATTTGAAAAAGATATTGCTCTCTTTGAAACTACCTCTCTTTATGGATCCACTACGGATGCATCTCAATATGACGGTTTAAAACCTTTTATGAGATATAAGGGACTTACTGAAAGTAAGTTTCTCCCTCTTCTTCATGATGAAGCATTTCATAAACTTCACGATCGTTTTAAGGCACTTAATGACAACAAACCTTTGACTGATAATCGTGCCTCTTCCAAAAAAATGAAGCGTCAAACAAAGATGATTTCTATTCTTCGCAACTCTATGAAAGAGTATGGAATGGATACTGAATTAAAGCAATTCAATACCGTTGTCAGTACAGCACTTTCTTTGACGCAGAAGAAGAGGTCTTATTTCTGTGAGTATGGATATTCGAATGTTCGTGAGGTAATACTCGGTGAGCAGGATGAATTGGTTCGTGGTCCTAATTGGGATAAGTTCTATCTAGAAAATATTATCTCTTGGTGGAAGAAGAAAGCAACTAAGAGATATGAAAAACTTAAAGCAGAAGACAGATTCAGAACAAAGGTCGAACTCTGGACAGATGATGATGAAATTCAAATTATTCGATAATGGGCCCAAAATTAATTCAATTCAATAAAAAGAAAATCGGTAAGAAAACAATTGATATTGCCGTATGGAGACACCCAAGAGGTTGGACTCAAGAAGAGGTTGATATATGCACCAAATATTACCAACTTCAAGCAAAAAAATTTGGTATGAGTATTGAACATTACATGAGAGAATTTCAATGGAATTGAAGGACTGGTTAAACTCGATCAATCAGACGAAAAAAAATCTGATTGATGAAGATCCTTTACTTGAGAAGGAATATCCTCCCTATATCATCAATCGTTGTTTCTCTGGACACCTTGATGCTGTTCTTTTTGCTAACGAATTGAATCGGTATCATTTCCTCCCCAAAAAACTACAATATGATTTTTTGCTAAATAGTCTGAGGAAAAAGAAGAGATTTTCTCCCTGGCTCCGACAAGATAAAATCAAAGACCTTGATTATGTCAAACGTTATTATGGTTATAGTAATGAAAAGGCAAAACAAGCTTTGAGGATTCTTACAGAAGAACAACTTAATTTTATTAAATCGAAATTTGAAACTGGAGGAACAAAATGAGTGTGGTTCAAGAACCCGAAGTGAAGTGGTCGCCTGAACAAATGGTTGAAGTGGTTCTTAATGAACCTGATGACTTTTTGAAAGTGCGTGAAACTCTGACCCGTATCGGAGTCGCTTCAAGGAAAGAAAAGAAGATCTATCAGTCTTGCCATATCCTACACAAGCAAGGTAGATACTATCTAGTTCACTTTAAGGAATTGTTTGCCCTTGATGGTAAGCACGCAAACCTCACTGTGAATGATGTACAAAGACGTAATCGTATCGCCCAACTTCTTGCTGACTGGGGTCTGATTGGTATTGTGGATGTCACTAAGATCCAAGACATTGCTCCACTCAATCAAATCAAAGTTCTTGCTTATAAGGACAAAGGTGATTGGATCCTGGAAACCAAATACAATATTGGTTCCAAGAAGAAGCGTGTAGAAGAAACCGAATAATCTTGTAGGGAGTTCAACACTCCCTTTTTTATGTCTTGTGATAATATATACTATGGATGCCGTAAGGGTCCACAAAACACAAACTCGCTTTTATAAGGAGCTACCATAATGAACAACCTAGCAAGGTATACTGCTGCGGATCTTCCTGCCCTGATGGATAGGATTACAAGAAACAGTATTGGAATGGACGAATACTTTGATCGTCTATTCAATCTTCATGAAACTACAAAAAACTATCCACCTTACAACCTGATTCAGGTAAATAATGTAGAATCTCATTTAGAGATTGCACTAGCAGGTTTTAAAAAAGGAGAGGTCAATGTCTTCACGGAGTATGGAAAACTTTTTGTCGAAGGGCAACGGGAGGACACCGAATCCGAGAAGACGTTTGTCCACAAGGGACTGGCTCAAAGAAGTTTTCAACGAGCGTGGACTTTATCCGACGACACAGAAGTACGGGAAGTCACCTTCGAAGACGGACTCCTCAGAATCGTCCTCGGAAAAATAGTTCCAGAGCACCACGCACGTAAGAACTATCTTTAAACCAATACAATTGAGTAGAAATCAGTAGCGGTTGCGACAGACTTTTGTATCATTATGATACATAATGACTATATAATTTAGACCTATGGAGGGACGATGAATTTTACCACCGCCACCTTAACACTGGGAACAGCAATGACTCTTTTCTTTGGGGGAACGCTCGCCGCCGTTCTACCCTGATACTTCCTGAATAAATAAAACTGAATATCGTCGGCGCAGACGGGGAGGTAACTGGCACAAACCAGTTGACACCTCCCTTTTTTGTTGGTAGAATGTGTGAAGAGAAATTTTATAAATGTCGGTAAAACTTGCATTATTGAAGTCTGGTGAGAATGTAATCGCGGACATTAAAGAACTGATTTCTGATGATAAGATCTGCGGATACTTGTTTAAAGATCCGCAGAAGATAAAAATTTCAGAATCAATTTACTCAACGGAAAAAAGTGAGGAAAGCACGGTCGGAATAACATTTTCTCCATGGATTGTCTTTTCTAAGGATAAAGAAATTGCGGTAAGACCAGATTGGATTGTTACAGTTGTAGATCCAATTAATGATATAATTAAAATGTATGAGGAGCATGTAAATGGAACAAATAATCAAGTGTCTTCTTCTGAAGACTAATCAAGTTTTGATTGCTGAGATTGTAGAGGTCGGTGCCGATATTGGAGAACCAAATTGTAAACTTACTAATCCTTTCGTCCTTAAAAAGCAATCCGAAGAGTATTATTTGGAACCTTGGATTGACTTTTCTGCACAGAATGAGTTTATGATTAGTTCTGAGAGTATTATGACTCTTGCAGACCCAACACCAGATTTGCTTTCCAAATATTTTGAGATGATTACCTGATGCGTTTTTACACCAACGTCCAAATGGTCGGGGACAACTTCCTAGTTCGTGGTTATGAGAATGGTCGCCATTTCATGACCAAGGAGAAGTTCTACCCGACTCTTTTTGTCCCTTCTAATAAAAAAACAAAATACAAAACCCTTGAGGGTGATTATGTTGAGTCAGTCCAACCAGGAACCGTTCGTGATTGCCGCGAGTTTATTAAGAAGTATGAGGGCGTAGAAAACTTTAAGATTCATGGAAATACTGGATACATCTATCAGTATATTTCTGAAATGTACCCAGAAGAAGAGATTAAGTTTGATACTAATAAAATCAAAATCTCAA